AGCTTTTTCTCCATCGCCTTGATCGAGGCATCCGGCATGACGATCGACTCGAGCGCTCCTGCCTGGAGGGAAGCCTGAGGCATCTCGTCCTCGGCCATCTCATCGTCCTTCATCATGGAGCCGCCAGGCATCTCGTGCATTCCACGCATGATCACTTCTCCAGTGCGCCAGCTTGCGTACCAGCGCTCGGTCTTGGCTTTGCCTTCTTCGCCTTGATCGCGGCGGCAGCTGCGTCTCGGTTCTTGGCCTCCCCGTTACGGACCATGCGCTCGGCGGCAGCTCGATCCGCGAGTCCCAGCCCCGCATAGGAGCCCTTGTTGGCTTCGCTCTCCTGGAGACGAGCCGATGCCGATGCGGACTTCGCAGCCTCCCGCGCCTGGGAACGGGCTGCTTCCTCGTAGCCCAGATTGCCCCCGCTAGCTGCCTTCTCCCTGGCGGTGGTTCCCTCGGTCGCTTGGGAGGTGCTTTCGGTGGCGGAGTGGTCACCCTTCTTCTTCTTCTCCACTTTGAAGTAATCAGCCTGACTCGCCATGAAAGTCTCCTTTAGACAGGTGGGGTTGGGGGAAGCGGAGGCGTTGCCTCAGTAGGTGGAGGACCCTGTGGAGCAGCTCCAGGCTGTGCAGGAGGTGGAGTCTCAGGCATCACTCCCTGCGGAAGAGTTCCTGGAGTCGGAGCTGCACCTCCGCCGAGGACTCGATAGCCCTCGATGTAGGCCCGCATTCTCAGGTAGAGATCGACCTTGTCTTCGAACTCCCTCGCGTCCTTGAGCTGCTTGCGACTCTGCTCCTCCACCCACTTCATGAGGCTGTCGGTTCGCTTCAGCATCGTCCCCCAGACCAAGAGGATTCTCTTCTCGATCTGGCGAGGAACGAATGTTGGAGGTGGAGGTGGTTGAGGAGGAGGCTGCTGGAGGGGAGGAGGCATCCCTGGAACCGAGGGAGTCACCAACATCTGCTGTTGCTGAGCATCGAAGGCGGCTTTGGCCTCCTGGTAGGCCATCGTCAGCTGAGCGAAGTGTTCCTGGGCCTGCTCCTCGTTGGGGTAGATGGAACGGAGCTGCTCATCCTGCTGTCGGATCAGCTCAAGCTCCTGCTCCCAGCCAGCGAGATCCCCAACAATCGCATGCCAGCCAGACTCCTCGCTCAGCTGGAGTCCTTCGTCCTGCTTGAGCATTGCCCCAAGCACCTGGAAGCAAATGATTGGATCGTCGATGGAGGGGTCAATGACAGGAACTTTCCCGTCATCCACAAAATCGACCCACACCCTTCGAGCATGGTCGATCTGAAGGTTGGACTCCTCGTTGACATCAGTAGGGAGTCCTCGCAGCTCCAACAGCTTCTTGCGAGCCAGTGGCGAGAGCTGATCGGGGGGACCGTAAAGCATGTCGGTTTGGGCTTCACGAGATGCCTCCCGCATGATGATCGAGCGATCAATGTAGGCCTGCTTCTCGATCTCCACCTTCGTATGCCCGGCGATGTGCTGTCGGTTGTACTGTTTCAGCTCCCAGGACCCATCCGGGGTCGTGTCCTCGTAGTAGTCTTCGTCGACTCTCAGGACCCAGAGCATTTGGAGCTGGTGCTCCCAGATCTTCTTGAAGGCGGTCGTCAGGGACCTCTCTCGAGTTCCCCTTCTCCGCTCAGCCTGCTCTCCAAGAATCTGCAGCCCCGAAGTAGTAGTGACGTTTCTGGGAGCCTCTCCAATCTCGATGTCCGCAGGTCCGATGATTTTGGTGATCGAGTCCTCAGCGGTCTTCCTCTCCTCGTTTACCCCCACCGGCATCAGGATCGAGCCGAAGACCTCAGGCTTAGCGTTGGGAGCAATCGCAGAGAGCTGATAGCGGAAGAGCTTCCCTACGCCATAGGAGGCATCGAACTCGGGACCCTGCAGATCCGCGTCCTCGGGGATCATCAGGTTGGGAGAGCCCATCCGCTCTCGAGCCTCGACCGTCTGAGAGTCGATCCCATTGATCCGATTCTGTGGGGAGATGATGTCGTCGGGAAGTCCTCTTCCCCAAATGACGTCCTCGACCCTCTTCCACACCGAGATCGCGATCGAGACCTTCGGAACCGAGACCTTCTCTCCCGTCTGGTCGTCGACGATGCTGCGAACCAGGGGCCCGTTCTCCGCGATGATGTCCTGGCGGCGTCCGACGACAACAACGGAACGGCCCTCGGGATAGCGATAGGTGGGGTCGGCGTACATCTCGAAGACCCTGACGTGGCAGTCGAACATCCCCGAGTCCCAGCTTGGATGGAAGCGCCCCATGTAGTCCCATTGTCCGAGGGTGGGGTGATAGCGGAGCAGCTCTTCGGGGGGCTCGGGATCGACCTTTCCCTCCAGCCAGGGGAAGTGCTCTTCCACCCAGTCGAGTGAGCGGACCTTGCAGATCCCGTGTTGCTTGATGGAGAGGGGCGTGACGTAGATTCCGCTGTTCTGGGGGTAGTACTCGAAGGGAGTGATGATCTCCAGGTCGGTGTTCCCCTTGGGGACTTTGTGACCCAAGGGCCTATCGAACATGTCCGTGCCGTGAGCCATCTCCTCGTCGAGTTCGAGAGGCTCCAGCGGGCCGGTACACATGGGACAGTTGGAGAGCATTGCGTCGAGCGGCTGATCCTGGAACTCAGCCATCGAAACGGTGCGACCTTGCTGGAGAACGTTCACCAAACCAGAGGGAACCTCTTTCATGGAGAGGGTCTTGCCGCACGAAGTGCAGCGCTGGGCTCCCTGCTCGGAGATCCAAGTCGTCTCGTAGAACGACTCGTTCCAGAACGACTTCAAGATTGCAATGCCGTGCGTGATGTCGTTCAGGATGTACTCGTCGCGCAGGTCTTCCCAATTGAGCTTGGTCAGCCTGTCCTTCAGGATCTCTCCTGCGATCTTGGCTGTCGCTTCTCGGCGAGGATCACGAGAGAAGGTAGGGATCTTGGGCTGCCACTGTCTCTTGGAGAGAGTGGCGAATTCGACGTCGATCGAGGAGGTGATCCGGTTGTCCACCGGCATTGGGCGCTCGACCTCGGCGTTCGGCTGCATCGCTCTCCAGGCGAAGCCTCGAGCCCCATCGGTGATCGTCTGATCCTCGCGCTCGATCCACTGCGAGCCCTGCCTGTAGAGGATGTTCCTGGCGATGTTGGAGAGGATGGTGTTTCGGTAGGCCTGGAATTCGGCGAAGTGGGTGTCCCGATAGCCGATGATCTCAGAGTCTTCCGCTTCCATTGTGGGGAAGCGTGCGTAGCGGACGGAAGGCTGCGGATACCTATCCTGGGACCGCATCGCCATCGGGTGAAGCCTCCACTACGTCAGCCTCGAACTCCTCGGGTCCTCTTAGGGAGGTTGGGGGAGAGGGTCGGAGGCTGCGCTCGTAGCCAGGGAAGAAGAGTCGCTTGGGACTGGGGGATTTCTGGACTTCGACTCGAGGACGAGGATGAAGCTCTCTGTAGGCAGCAGGCTGAGTCAAGGTCATCAGCCTGTCGAGCAACTCTGCACGCTCAGCCGCGAAGCCGGAGCGTTCGTCTCGGAGCGCTATACGTAGGTCCGAGATCTCAGAGCGCAGTAAGCTGATGTAGTTTTCCAGCTCGCGCTCGCGCCGCCTGAAGAACAAGCCCACTCCCCCCGATCAGGAGAATTGGCTCACAGAAGGCAGCATGCTGTCAACAAGGAGAAGGGAGGGGGTAATTCCCCCTCCCTGTTTGGCGCTTACGTGGCCTCCAGCCTCCAGCGCTCCTTCTTCGTCAAGGGGCGTTCTACGAAGCGTCTCTCGAGCAGCTTGGTGTACCACGTCAGCACGCGCGCGGGATCCGGCTGCCTGCTCGGCTTGAGCGGGTCGTCCAGTATCAGGAGGAATGGCGCGACCGACACGCAATCTTCTGAGTATGAGTAGAAGATGCGTGGCTCTGGACGAGGACAGGCGGAGAGCAGAAGCTCGAACTGGTCCAGCATGTGGGGAGTCTATCAGACTCTGGGGTTGGTGGAGAAGCCTTTTCTCTCTCGAGCAGCTACGTGGAGAGTGAGAGCCCCCTCCTCGAAGCCGACTCCCTTGATCCCAGAGGTGTCGAGCTTGGCTCCGGACTTCTCCAGACAGGTGGAGAGCTTGAAGTGAGGAGGGTAGTTGTAGCGGACCCTCCACCTCTTGCCCTCGCGGACTCCATGCACGTAGATTCGGATTGCGTTGGTCATGGTACGCTCCTCTCGAATTGCCCTGGACATCCTCCAAACAGCAACTGCTCGGCCTCTTCAGGTGATTGCGCGATCGGCTTCGAATCCTCAGCCATGAGTCCACAGACAGTACACTTCGCTTTCGTGTACAGCCCGTCAACGAATTCCCAGACGTGATCTGGAAGTCTCGCAGGCTCGCTCATGGTTCACCAGGAACGGAATCTCCCTCGTGGGGGAGGGTTGAACTGCTTGTCTGCACGCTCCCTGACCTTCTTGGCTCTGTTGGCGAACCAGCTTCTCTGGATGTCCGAAGGCTTGAGCACGTTCGACTCGTCCGTCTCGGCAGCCTCCTTGAGGGCACGCTTGATGTCTCTCCAACCCCCAGGCTGCAAGTATGCAATGGCATGGCCCATCGCGTCTACCTGGTCGTCGTGGGCCCCCTTGTCGAAAGCAGCGCACTCCTCGATGAACTCCCAGACCCACTGCTTTTTGGAGCCGTCAGTCTGCTGGGGCAAGTAGAGGTTGTGGCCCTGAAGGTAGGGGACCACCATCTGTGCCCTAGCCATTTTGGAGGCATGAATCATGCCTCCTCCCACCTTCACTGGGACGATTCCCGAAACTTCGTGCTGGAGACGCTGCTTCAGCGCCGGCCCGAGGGCTGCGTCCTCCACGAGCTTCGCAATCGCTCTCGGGTACTTGACCGTGAACATCTTCATGTGGCGTTCGATGTCTGCGAGGGAGAAGTGCCCGCGGACCTGGTCCACAAGAAAGAAGTCCGCGAGTTTTCGGGCCCAAACCTGTCCCACCGTGAAGTCGGAGGTGACCTTGTCCTTCATGGCGAGGTCCCAGCACTGGATCATCTGGTCGCAGTTGTTCGGCAGCTCGGAGTAGAACTGCCAGTCGTCCCGCATGAGCACGCCACCACCAGGAGGCGAAGGGCGCTGCTGGAAGAGCGCCGTCCACCAATAGGGGCCTGAAGTCGCCTTGCGGATCTCGTAGTTGGGGTCGTCAACAAAGCGCTCTGGCCAGAGCGGCTCTCCAATTCCCCTGCCTAGAACGTCTCCTTCCTCTGCGATGGCAGGGATCTTGACGATCTCCCAGGAGCCGTCGTTGTTCTTCTCGATTCGCCCGAGGAGATCATCTTCGTGCCATCGCGTGGCGACGACGATCACGCAGGCCCAGGGCTCGAGTCGAGTGGAGGAGGTGGCCTGCCACCAGTCCCACATGCGATCACGGTAGACCTGGGACGCTGCCTCCTGTTCGTTCTTGATGGGGTCGTCGATGATCAGGAGGTTCGCTCCGCGTCCGGTCAGGGCTCCTCCCACGCCGACCGAGATCATGGAGCCGCCGGAGGTGAGTCTCCAGTTATCCGCGGCAGTCGTCTCCTTGTCGATCAGGAGATTCAGCTGCTCGGAGTGCTCCAAGATCTTGTCTCGGACCTTGCCTCCCCACTCGCGGGCGAACATCTCTCCGTAGCCCGCGAGGATGACGCAGTCTCGAGGGTGACGAGTAAGCCACCACACCGGAGTGTAGGTGTTGATCAGCAGGCTCTTCCCGTGGCGGGGAGGCATGGAGACCATGATCCGGCGGAGCTTACGTTGCTCCAGTAACTGCAGCTTGTTGGATAGAAAGTCCAGGTGCTTTGCGTGCTTCCATTCTCCCCCTGAGAGGTGCGCCGCGAAGTCTCCAGGATTCTCTGGGAGTCCCTTGGGTCTTCCCAGTCCTGCTGCTTGCTGCTTCAGCTTTTCGATGAACTGCTGCAGCTGTACCGTAGTGAGGCGGTCTCGTGCCTTGGGGTCCTTGAGCAGCTCCTCGAAGGTCGGGAGGGCCATCGGAAATTATGCTAGCACTCTTGCCGGGAAAGTCGTATTATTGGAGATGCGCGAATGCGCCCAGCCGGGGGCGCGTGCCAAGAACCCCCGGCCAGGACTTCAGGACCAAAGGGTGAGCTTTGACCCAGCAAGCTGACGATAGCACGAGCGTTCCTCAGAGCAATCCTCTGCTCGACCAGCTGGAGATCGAAGCTGATGACGCCCAGAAGATCTGGCTGGACGAAGTCGCTGAGCGTGAACGCGAGCTGGAGCGAGAACACGACGAGCTGAGGCAGCACGACTACGACAACCCCACCACTGGGTTCGAGTATGACTATCTACAGCACACCCAGCCGAAGGAGGCTTCGGGGATCCTCCCCTCAGTAACTGGAGGCGTGATCCTTCCCCAAAAAGGCTATCGCCACAAGAAGGCCTCCGAGATCAAGGAGGAGCAGGTCCCCTGGTTGTGGAAGAACCGGATCCCCTTTGGTTGTCTCACCATCTTGGATGGGGATCCTGGGGTCGGGAAAACTACCATCGTCCTGGACCTGATGGCGAGGCTTTCAACGAAGCGACCAATGCCGTTCGAAGACGCGCCACTCTCCGAGATGAACTCGCTGGTGGTGAGCGTCGAGGACAGCGTGGCCTACACCATCGTCCCAAGGCTTCACGAGGCGGGGGCGAACTTGGAGAGAGTTCACATCCTGATCGACTTTCCCCTTTTTCCAAGCGGGCTGGAAAAGCTGAAGTCCTCGATTTTGGAGACCCACTCGCGATTGGTGATGATCGATCCAGGTCTGGCGATGTTCGACCAGGGGATCAACACCTCGCAGGATGCAGACACGAGGAGAGTAGTTGGAGGGCTTGCCGCGTTGGCTGCCGCAACCGAGAGCGCGATCATCTTCGTCAGGCACCTCACCAAAGCCCAACGAGCGGAAGCGATGTACCGCGGTGGGGGGTCGATCGCAATCTCTGCGGCTGCTCGGTCGTGTCTGCTGGCGAAGTTCCCGAGGGGAAAGAACTCGAAGAGCCCAGTGCTCGCCTGCTACAAGGCTTCTCTCTGTCTTCGTCCGTCGACGCTCTCCTACCAGATCGTCGGCAACGCCCAGGATCCTGCGAAGGTCTCGCACATCGATTGGCTGGCCGAAATCGGCATGACCGCCGACGAGGCCCTGGAGGGCGATTTGCCGCTGGGGATGGGGGGATCCTCCTCGGGAGGCGTGAACGTGAGGCAGGCGAGGCAGGAGGGGGCCCTGCAGGCGAAGCTGCTGGCGATCCTGGCCCTGGCTGGGGAGAAGGGAGCCACCGTGCCTGAGCTGATGAAGGCGTCGAAGAAAAGGCACGCCGCGGTGAAGCAGGCGCTCGACGATCTGGTTGAAAGCGCCCAGGCAAAATTCGAGGAGGAAACCTCGGGAGAAAAGGGTCGTCCGAAGGGGGTCTATCGGCTGGGTGACGAGGCCGAGTTGGGTGGTCCTCAGGAGAGCTTCGATGACTGACTCTTTCCCGAGGGGGTTTTATTTCCCTCCCCTCTCCCCCACACCCCCTTACCCCGGAGGGGAATTAAATCCCCCTCCCCCCCGGCTAACGCTTCGCGCCGGGGGGCCCCTACCCCCTTTAACGAACAAACGGAACAAATCAACTTCTTGGAGATTTTCCCCAAGAAAGACCCCCCCCCAGATCTTGGAGATTTTACCGACTTTAATGGTGGAGATTTTGTCGGAAAACTTTACAGGAGGACCCTATGCTTGAACACCCCTCGACGGACCTGAAATGGGGCTGGGCTGAGTCCCCCAAGGCGGAGAGTTGGTCGGGGCCCTTCGACTCGCTACAGCAAGCTGAGGATTACGGTCGGAGGTGGGCTCGGGAGACTGGGGAAGGGAACTGCGGGGTGGTAGCGACCGTGACCCTGATCCACCCCGAGGAGTGGGTCACCTCCGGAAGGAGCTTCGACCTCGAAGCCCTTCTCGAGGAAATGGAAGAGAACCTCTCCTACGAGTGGCCCTGCTTCGACGACAAGGTGTTCGACATTCCAGCGGCCAGAAAGGTGGAGGCGGAGAAGGACTTGGTGATGATGTTGGGGGTCTGGGCCAGCAAGTATGTGGAGACCAACGACAGGTTCGTCGCCACGGGGATTCCTCAGGAGGTGAAGCCTTGAGCGAAGCATGGAGAGAGTTGTTAGCTTACCCAAATCCGGAGGGGCTACACCCAGTCGCGACAAAGTGGAGAGACCATGCTAGAGAACTTCTTGCAGAGGTCGTGGAGCTGACGCGGCACGTCGAGGAGGCCGAGGCCCGCCTCGTCGAAGCGCAGCGTGCGTCCGAGCCTGCGTGTGAACGGGAGACGGTCTGCGTATTGGTACAGCCAGCGTTGGGACATACTGACGGCCGCATAAGCCCTTCGCACTCCCCCATTGGCAGTTCTGACAAGAACGGACACAAGGGGGCGGACGTGATGGCGGGTGGCTGTCTGATGTTTGACCGCTACTCTAT